TCAATAGAAATGCGCTGCCGCGCTCCGCTGCCATTGTTCTCTCCTCATTTTCGTCATTCCCGCGAAGGCGGGAATCCAATTCAGCCTGCTAGCATCCGCGCCCGGAAATTGAGCGCAGCCGCCCAGGGGCCGGCCACATCGCGGACTGTTCTGCGTCTGGTCAGGACTAGGCTCACCAATTGCCACGCGTCTGTCGCGCTGATGGCCAGTATGCTTGCCTCAACCTCATCGGTAAGTGCCGCCAGGCGCGTCGGCTGGTCGTCCCAAAGTGTGATCGCGAGCAGCACTTCGCGTCCTTGCCCGCTCTTGTGGCTCCAATCGCTTTCGGTTGACGCGTCTATGGCAGCGTAGGGATACGCCGCGCGAGCCGGCGGCCCGTCGAATACTCCCGTCAGCTCCGTGACCGCAGCTAACGCGCTGACAACCGCAGTCTGCAGTGCTGCGCCCGCGCTCATTGGGAAAGACTCCCGAGAAAGCGCAACGCTGGATCGAGCAGCCACCGCTCAAGTAATCGCTTGCCTCGCAGCACAAGGCCTGTCGCCGTCTTTAGAACGGAGACGCCGCTCAGCTCCGCCGCTGCCTCAGCCATCGCTGCAATCCGGTTCGCCTGCGCCGCCTGCGCAATCTGCTCTGCGCGAGCCAGCACCTTCTCCATCATGAGCGGACCTCATCGCATAGCATCGTTAGACGGTCCTTCGCCTGCGGATCGTCGAGCAACTGGCGGATCATCAGAACACGGCCTCCCCACCGAATCCTTTGGTCGATCGCGATTCCCTCCCGCTTGCGGATGGTGACTCGAACTCGCGACATCGCGCTCAGCGCCATCCCCTGGCTTTCGGCGCCGACACCCTCGAGCGCGACGGCGGCGAAGCAGCTTGCAACCGCCTCCCACCCATCCTGCTGAAGTCCAGACGGGGTCCGGCTCGCCACTTTGCTCTCGATAACAATCCGCTCGCGAAGCGTTCCCGCAAACTCAGTCATACGAGCCTGATTCGCCTGAAGGGGCGCCACAGCGCCGTCACCGCCGCTGGGATATCGCCGCCATTTCCATCCCGATCCGCAAAGAGCGACGCCACCAGCCGAAGCACGCCCTGCCGTATCGGCTCCGGCACATCGTTTTCGCTCAAGGCGATACCCGCTGTTCCGCTGACGCTGACGTAACCCTGCCGAAGATATTCCGGCATGATTCGATCCTCACCCATTAATGCCGCGATCGCGCTGAGCTCCGGCAACGGAACCCGCGTCAGGCGAACCCATCCGTCGCCCTTGGAATCGACATCGATCGCATAGCCATCGGCCGCCATAGCGGACCTCGTCCCGTCGTTCCCAATTGCTTCGACAAGATCGATCGAACGTACGGGCGTTACCGCAAGCCTCTGCCAATCGGACGAGGCGGGAATGGAAATTTGGAAATCGCGGGCAATCACCACCTGGCCGAGAAAGGCTTCGCATAGCCCGCTGGCGGTGCGGATCAGTCCGGCCAGGAGCGCTTCCTCGTCGTCCGTTTCGATCCGCGCGAACGCCTGCGCCTCCGCAAGCGACACAATCGGTTCGGCCATTCCGAAGCTGGTCATTAGCGGCGCTCCACGCGCAAGATTACAGACCGGCTGTCTGTGAGACCGGACCCGAGTTCGACATGATTGGTCAGTTGGTAGACGTGCCCGACCAAGCCGCCTGCGGCGGTGACCGTTGCGGTGGTGCTGTCGAATGCCGACGCCTGGACCTGCACGCCGTTGGCTTCGTCGGGCTCGACTGTCCAACTGCTGTTGGCGAGGATGTCGTCGACCAGATAATCGGTACCCCAATCGATCGCGTAATCCAGGATCGAATCCGGATCCTTGAGCAATAGTGTCATTCAGGTCCTCGTTTCAGGGAGATTGTGCGCTTACCGTTCGCCCGCAATTTCGCGCGCGTCAGGCTCGGCAATGACCACCCGCTTCGCCGGTGGCCGTTTGACCGTGCCTGATCCGCTTTGGGCGGCGATGGCCCTGTCACCGATCGTGTCAGCCGCGATCGCCATTACGGGCCTCCTCAACGGTCATGCGATGAGTCCGTGGGCGACCAGCTTCGCCTTGAGATCGTTCACCAATGCGATCGCCGAAGCGAGATCGGTGGCATCCGCGGGAGTGCCGGTTTGCCGCGCCCCGACCACCTGGGTCCCGTTCACCTTGTACGCGCCCGTGAGGTTCATTCCGCTGCTGTCGAGGGCCCAGTGGACCAGCCCGTCACCGCCGCAAACCCAGTTGAGGGTTGTGCTGGACAGATAGAAAGGGTTGGAGCCCCCTGCCGTGTTGTACGACTGCAGCCCGGGTTGCAGATTGCCGCCGAAGTTGCCGGTAAGGCTGAGCGCGATGGTATTCCCGCCGTTGTACCCTGAATACAGGAAGTGCGACGCTCCGTTCTGGTAGCTGGCCTGTGTGTTGACCGACAGCGCGTCGATGTTTGCCGTTGTCGCCCCGAGCGTATCGAAGGTGACGACGCCGAGATTGTTCCGAAAGTACACTCCCGTACCGACAATTCCGGCGGCGTGCATGCCTCCGAAGACGAAGCTCGGCGCAACGAACGAGGACGGCGACTGATCGCTTTCGGAATAGCAGCCCAGGAACACGTTGCGGCCGTCCGGGCACGTGGTCTGATATGGACCCGTCGCATTCGTGGACGTGTGACAGCCAACGTAGGTGTTACCGAGGAAACCATTCTCGCTGATTCCCCACTGACGGTTCAAGATACAGTCGACCGCCGTGACCAATCCGGCGTTCACGTCGCCGCCGATCGTGTAGATGCCGTTTCGGCAGCCGGTTATGATGACCTTTGTCACCTCGAAATTGTTGGCATTGCCGACCGGAACGCCGGCGTTGCCCATCGTATCGGCGGCGATGTGAATCCCATCGCCCTGGAAATTATCGATGTAACAATCGCGTATACTCGCACGGGCGCGCAGCTGGATGCCGTGGTAGTCGGCGTCGTTCGATCCGTCGTAGCCGCCCTCGAGATAGAGGTTGCGAATGATGGAAGCGGAGCCGGAAGTGCTGTTGTCCTGCGGCTGGCTTTGAGTCGCCCCGACGGAGCGTGCTTCCTGGACCCGAATGCCGGTAGCGCCCGCCGCCCACTTGAGGTGCGTTGCCGCACCGCCGGCTTCACCGACGCTCTCCCCCTCGACGATCAGGCAGGTGCGAATGTCGAGCGTTGTCGTGCCAAGATTGTACGGAGCGGTCGCGTAGGGAATGAAAAGCCCCGTGCTGCCGCTGGCGTACTGGATGAACGTAGAGATCGCGTGCAGGTAATTGAGAGCGGCAACAAAGGCGGCGCTGTCGTCTGTGACTCCGTCCCCGGCCGCGCCAAACCATCTGACATTCACCCGCCCCGAAAACTGTCGCACCCACGCGCCAGATTTGCCGGTTGGGTCTGAAGCGGGAGCAACGTAGATTCCCTGCTTCGGGTCGGCCGCGACGTGCGCCGACAGATCCGAACCGGACCAGGCGAACAGTCCTTCGCGCCCTGCTTCGCGAAGAAACGCGGCCGGCGCTCCCGTCAGTGCATTGGAGAGCGCAGCCCGGTCGGCGGCATGCTGTACCTTGTCGGTAAGGTTTGGCGCACTCGCGTTGAGGCTCCACATCCCGCTCGCGACGGTGATGTCGCCCTTGTCACCGTCCGCCGGTTCACCGGAGATCGGCCTCGCCTGCATTTCCGCGTACCATTCAGCAGCGGTGACCAGGGACACCGTTTTGGTGCCGATTCCGAAATTGGTGAGCACGCCGTTGCACGGGTCGCGGGCGATCGTTCCGTCGGCCTGCAGCGTCCCTCGTCCGACCTCGGCGTGGTTCGCCTTGTCGAACATCACGGAATAATAGAACTGATCCCCCGCCTGCAGCGCGGCCGTGAAGCTTGTGTAACCCGGCACCGCTGATGCCAGCACCAGATTCCCGGTGCCGGTCGTGTTCGAATAGTTGCGTACGAGGTCGACGAATTTCGGCTCAAATGGCATTCGCCATCCTTCCAGAATCTCTGCGTTGAGGGCGCCTGCGGGTAGGGCCAAAGCAGCCCCGGTCAGTGTCATGACCGAGCGGCGCGTGACGCTTACCTGTTCGCTTGTGCCCATTTCGGATCCCCTTGCCTCGTGCGCAGCGAACAACGCGCAAGGAGGTCAAAAGAGCGGGCACGATCACTCGCACCCGCTCTTCCGGGGAAATCGGAACTAGGCGAACTGCAGAAGCTTGATCGCTTCGGAGTTCGTCACCTGCCCTCCAATCCGTTTCGATGCATAGAAGTGGACGAAGGGCTTGTGCGTGTACGGGTCGCGAAGCACCTGCGTCGTGTTGCGCTCGGCGATCACATAGCCGGCGGTGAAATTGCCGAACGCGATCGACAGGCTGCCTGCCGCCATATCCGGCATGTCCTCCGCCTCGATCAGCGGATAGCCGAGCAACGTCGCCGGAGTGCCGGCTGCGAGGCTCGGCTGGAACAGGAAGGCGCCGGTGCTGGTCTTGAACTTCCGGATTTCCGATGCCGTCGCCGAATTCATCACGAATACCGCACCCTGCCGGTAGGGCGAGCGAAGCGTGTGCACGAGATCGAGCAGCACATCCTCGGGATTGCTCGCCGGAAACGCACCCGAATTGCCGGTGCCGATCGTCTGCAGCGTCCCGATTGGCCGAACGCTATCCACCGCCGCGGAGGTCGGCGACGATAGGAAACCGAGCGGCTGGTTG